GTTTTTTTGGGGTCGCGTTGGCCCGCTTTGATCTCGGCCTCTGTGGGCGCTGCGCGTCTGATCGTCGCTGAATCCACGGGCTTAAACGCGATAGGGCGCCCGCCTTTATGGATGATCTCAAAACAGCACTGATCCAAGGTTAGAGAGTCGCGCACAATGGCGCGTAGAAAGCCCTCAAATGTCTGGTGACCTACTATCCGCGAGTCGCCGCATCGCAATAACCACTCTACGATAGTCTTGATCTCTGCGCGGTGCTCGTCGGTGAGCTCCTCGCTCTGATCCCGCAACCGGATCACAAAGCCTGCTGCGTGTCTATCGGGCTGTGGTCGCGCAAACTCCGCGACTTGAGAGACTCGCGTCTGAATGATACCGCTGATCAATGGTACGCGCGCGAGAGCTCTCAGCGTCGCGTAGCTCAGCGCGCCTTGCGTTCCTTGGTGGGCGTCTCCTAGTAGCGCGCTCTGATAACTCAGATTATGATCTGTGCTGTAGGGGTTGAGCTCATACGCTTGAGACTGGCCCGCCTTCCCTTTCACGAGATCAGTCATCTCCTCGATGGTGGCTTGTATGTCGCTCATGTTCCCTCGCTGTGATCTACTACTCTAAATCGACCTCCAAGGGCCGATAAATGAACTTGATTTTATCTATGGGTCTGAAGCATCTTACCACACCCTCCGCGCGGTTTTCATCCGGTGTCTCACCGAAAGCGTTCCCTTCGACTGTCCATGCGCCCGAGAGGTCTGGCTCGACCTTATCAATGATCGTGATGTGATCCCCCCAACGCTTACCACTACTCGTCGCGATTACCATTATATCGCCCGCGCGCGCGTTCTCAAGCCCTTTGATCTCGCGCGGTGTGCCTCTGGCCCATTCCCTCAAGCGATAGGTGCTAGGAAAGCTCTTCTTTCTGAGCTTCGGTAAAACAGAGATCCAACACCACGCCGCGAAGCATCCACACCACGCAAACTTTCGGTTTTTATAGCTCTTTTGCCAAGTCCATCGCGCGCCCTCTTGGATATAGCGCTCTAAGATTGGCCCCTCGCTCACTTCGCCTTCTGGCTCGATGATCTCTTCTCGCCACTGCTCAAGACCTCGCTCAAGCGCTTCTCTTCCCGCTTCCGCGCTTGCGTATTCGGTCGGGCGCTCAACATTGCGGTCTTTGTCGAGCTCTCTCATGAGCTTGGCGCGTTGCGCTCTTCTCTGGTCGTGTTCCATGTGTCTTTACCTCAAAAACTGATAAGTCGCGAAAGAGGCAGCGCACGCGCTGAGGCTGATCACTGCGCCGATCGCTGCGGGTTTGATTTGGGGGCAAGTCTGCGTCGTACAGGTCGCTTTGAGCGCGTTAAGTGCGAGATCATGCTCTGCGATCAATGCTCTCACATGCACCTTAAGCTCTGTGTGTCTTTTGCGCTCTTCTGCGAGCTGCTTCTCTAACTCGTCGCGCTCCGCTCTGAGTTCTGCGAGTGCGCCTCGATTGCGCTTGAAGAGTGAGCGAGAGATCAAGACTCCCGCTTGTGGGGCCTGGCACCCTCTCGGCAGTCGCGCGGGCTCAGCCTCGCTCAGTGTCTGCGGGCAAGGTGCGCTGATCTCCTCACCTGAGCTCTTGATCCATATTCCTGACGGGGCGGGGGTCAAGATCATGAGGAGGCTCAAAAGTCCTGATCTAACCATGTCTCGGCCTCTCGCTCTCCACGCTCGCGCGCTGTGCTCTTGGTGTCTTTGAGCTCGCGCGCTTGTTTAGCCTCGCGCTCTTCGCTCTGTGTGATTTGTTCTTCAATCTGACGCTTGCGCCTCTGGTGCGCTACGCCTGCCGCGCTCAACACTGCACCCGCGCCCGCTGTCTCTCGTCCGAAGAGATAATAACAGAGGATTAAGGCGCCTATGATGATGAGCGGTGTTCTCATAGTGTGAACCACTCGTTACCGTCGTTTACTATTGTGACGCTCTCATTTGCTGCCAGAGAGTAGTTCGCTGATCCGTCGATTTGTTGGGTGCTGTAGGCGTCGATGGTCCATGTTGCGGTGCCTCTATTTTTGAAATCGATTCGCTCACCTGTACCCGCGTCGTTCGCGTCTATGAGTGTAGCGGTGGCCGATGTTCCGCTGTTCAGTACATAGAGGTTGTTCGGGGTCAAGTTTGACGTTGAGGTGGTGAGTTCTGTGAGCTTGAACGGAAACAGGGGGCCACCTATAGGGATGATATTGTATACCAATCTCTTGATCGATGACGTGTTTTGGCTCACCCAACAGAAAACTTGCACTCGATGAAACGGCTTGATGATCAGGTTTGTGGGTTCGTCTGTGCCGATCCCTACAGTATCATAATCGCCTGCCCATCTAACATAAGTCTGATAGTACACGCCCCCTGTGTAGTGGTGACCGTCTGCGATTCGCAAAGAGAGATCACCTGTTCCGTAATTTTCGATTTTGAATACACTATCATCTAGCGCGAGGGCTGAGGCTAGATTGTAGCGTGTGGTAGGGAGATTAATGACTAGGCTTGCTGAAGTTTCCGGTTCAACGCGATAGTTTGCAACGGTGAAACTTGAGGCCGCGATATCTGCGCTCAGCGCAGTGAAGCTCTCTCCTCCGCTGCTCGGCGCGCTGAAGGTTACTGCACCCGCTCCGTCTGTCGTGAGTACGTCGCCCGCGTTGCCGTCTGTAATCGGTAGCGTGTATACGCTCGATGAGCTCTGGTCGCTCGCGTTGCCTATGAAGATTTTACCTTGATCGAGATTAGGTGTCGCGGCGGTTCGCCCTGCGCCTCCCACAAAGATCACTCCACTCTCTGAATCTGAGCGGACTACTCGCCCGATGTTCTGTAGCTTCGCGCTCTCGCCTGTGGGGGGGGTGTTCACGAGCGCGCCCGCTGTCGCGCCTACATAGAGTGTGTCACCCTCGCTGAAACTGCCCGTGTTCACGGTCTTAAGCTCCCCTAGCGCGATCACCCATACTTCCGCGCTAGCGTTGCCTCCTGTCGCGATCAGGCCCGCCGCGGGCGTGGTGCCTACGCCGTCTGCGTCTGCTAAGAGCACCTCTGGTACCTCTCCGCTCACTCCGCTGATGTAAACAGCCTGACCAATGGTCATCGCTTGGGCGCTCGCGTTCTTCGCTTTGAAGACGAGTCCGCCTGTGAGCTGACTAGAATAGATGCGATCAAAAGGCGCGCTCTCGCTGCGTAGCGTGTCCGCGAGCTGTTTTCCCTGAATCCTCATAGCGTTGTTCTCTCTCTGGGTGTGTGTCTATCACCTGAGAGAGTAACACTATTTACAGATCATGTCATCAGGCGTTGAATCGTATTTCCACGATATCGTCAGTCTCTAGGACATAAGCGCTCGCCCCATTCCAAAAGAGCTCGTCACCTGATGCGATGTCCGCGATGGCGCGCGGAGTGGTGCCGCTGTCGGCGCTGAAATACGCATCTTTTGATTTCACACCATCGCCTAGCTCAATCCCTACCCCGTTCACTGTGACTGCTACGTCGCTGTCATCGAGGGGGGTAGCTGAGATCGTGATCCCTGTAGCGCTCTCGTCAGTCGAGAGCGTGCTACCCGCGCTTCCGCTATCTAGTTGCGGTAGACCTGCCTTGAGGGTCGTTCCTGACACCTCGATGCCTACACCTGCGAGCTGAGCGAGGAAATCGTCAAACGCGACCTGTCGAGGGTTGCTTGATGTCACGAAAAAGAGTCCGAAGCTGGAAGTCAGGGAACTCGCCGCGAGAGAGCTGGTATTGTTGCCCGAGACCGCGAAACCGTTAGACCCTGCGATCACACCTCCGCTTGACTTGATGATCGGGGCTACCTTGTTTCCGCTCACCTCAAAACTTGACGCCATCACATCGTTGACGAAGTTTGTTGCGCCGCGCTTGCGAGGCCCGCTCACGCTATCGTCGTATACCACCACCTGATCGTCTGAAAAGACCTGATCAGCGACGGCGGTCAGGCCGTTGATGTCGAGCGCTAGAGTGTCGGCTGACTTAGAGATGCCGTCTCCCGCTGTGATCTGCCCTGCTCCGCTGAATTGGATAAATGTCAGCGCGTCTGTGTCGAGAGTCGGCGAGCTGCCGTCTGTATGCGCCTGCAAAACGAAGCTCTTATTTTGATTTTCGGTGCCGCGCTCAACAAAGATGAAAGCGCCTGTGGTGAGGTCTGCGCTGCTGTCTGCGTCACTCGCGCGCGTCAACACTCCCGCGTTGCTCGCGTCTCCTACGGTGGTCACTGTGTAGAGACCGTTTTCGGCTCCGGTGCTCTGGTCCTTGAGCAACACGCGGTCGTTTAAGCTGAGCTGAACACTGTCGATGGTGATCGCGCCGACATCGCTCGCGGTGAGTACGAGAGAGCTATAGGTGCCTGCGAAGTTGCCTGTACTCGCGACTACTACGCTCTCTTTGAAATCTAGTCCAGCGCTTGCGCTCGTAGAGACGGAATCGACATACGCCTTGTTTGCGGCGTCATTATTTGAGCTCGGATTGCCTACGCTCACTGAACCGGACGTAAAATCAAAGGTGTCTGAGAGGTCAATCTTGGCTGCCGCGATACTCGCGTTCGCTATCTGTTTACCCTTTAGCTGTGCCATGGTGGCTCCTTATCTGGTGGGGGTGTCGTTAACGGGGTTGATAAAAGATTTCAATCACATCACCTGTCTCTAGCGCGTCGCTAGAGGTCCATGTGAAGGTGCGATAGTCGTTGAAGGTGTATTCGACATCTCTCTGTTGCGCTACACCGTTGAGTTTGAGGATCGCGAGCGCGTCGCCGTCTGCGTCTGTCGCGGGTGCCTGTGCGATCACAAACTGTGTTTGGGGTGCAGTGACTGTGAAGAGCTCTAGCTGCCAACCTTGGCTCCCTCCGCTCATTGAGCTCTCGTCTCCATGTAGCGTTGCCATTTTTAGAGCCCTCTCGGCCAAGTGTTCACGGTGATTGTCTGTGTCGCGGGGGCGGCGGGTACGCCCGCAAACTCAATCTTGATCGCGTCAAATACAGGCGCGCGGGGGCCTGCTAACATTACCGCGTCGGCCTCTAGTGCTCCTGACACATGCTCAACGAAGGCAGGCGCGCCGACGGGGCGATAGCTTACTGTATAGCTCCCTCCGCTTAGATCCTTCGCGCTCACTTGCACGTTTCGGTGTCCGTCGCTGAATCTCTGGCCCTCGTAAGAGCTCGGCTCAATGAGGATCTCTGCGCCGCCTGTCGAGGTGAATGTATGTGTTTCTATCATGTCTAGTGCTCTCCTGAGTAGCCAGGTAATAACTCACCCCATATTGTATCATGACTCGCGCGGGTGGCGTGATCTGAATATTGAGCGTGTGTCATATTTTCGTTGTCATCTCCACTAAATAGGCGCTCGTCTGCTGTGCCTTGGATCTCCGTTCCACCGAAGTCCATCGTGTAAGTGAAGGCGCTCTTCCTCAGCCAAGTCTCCGCGATCCATAGCGCCATGACAGTATCGTCGTGGCGCTCTTTGCCTAGGTTGTAGAGCTCATGAATCAAGGGCTCTAGGCGCTCGCGGTCGCTGTCTGTGGCGCTGGGTAGGACGATCTTGTTGTTCTCAAAGAGTACACTCAACGCCGGCACACCTTCCCACGGATCCGCTTTATTGCGCGCGTGTGTGATGTGTCCTTTGAGGGGTAGGTCTGAGGATCGCTGAAGCCCTAAATAGTGCAGTTCACCGAAAGCGTTTTTTTCAACGGCTACAACGCGCGGGGGTCGAGGGAACTTCGCATATTCACCCTTCACTCTACCCTGTAGCTCAGTTGGGCTCATTCCTCTTTTGCGAAAGATGTCTATCAGATATCTATCACCTGTCTTTGAGTCGCGACCCCATGTGATCCCCACGGTGTAGTCCGTGTCGCGCTCCTCAGCTCCGCGCGCGTCTGTTACGAGACTAAAATCCCAACCCTGCACGAGATCGTCTACCTCTGGCGGGATGGTTCCGAGTCGATAGCGCTTCCCTCGCTCCATTGCGCGCTCTAACCACTCCATCTTAAAGGCCGCTGAACTCTCATCTTGTACTTCGTTCTGAAACTCGCGAGAGAAGAGGCGACTTCCTACCGCGCGACGCTCTAATAAGAGGTAGTCGAGCGGGCGCTCTTCGGGCCACAAACACTCCCCCCCTTCGATGTCTACACCCGTTATGATCTCGCGCCCGTTCTCGTCAACATCCGTAATGAATGAATATCTTTCGGGCCACTCTGGGATCGCTTTATCGTGCATGACTCGATAAGTAGGATCATTAATCAGGTGAGAGAAGAGATCATCGTGGTGTTTGCGTGTACCGATCACGAGTATTGATCCACCTCGCGAGAGCATCGGCGCGACCGTACCGCGCCACCACTCGCGCGTCTTCGCCCGCACGCCTGCGGTGTATGTGTTCCTGTCATCTTGGATGTCATCACAGATAATCAAGTCAAAGTGACCGCCGGTGACGCTACCGCCCGCGCCTATCACCTCTAGTGAAGCATCTACGCTCTGTCGGGATCGGTTGAGATAGATCAGGTTGTTGGTCCATTTGCTCCCTTCGGCCTGAAAAGGTGGCGCTCCGTCTAGGGGATCGCTCGCCCAATCTTCAAGGATTCTTGAGCTCTGTAGTAGGCTGCTCACGCGCCTCATGCGCTTCTCTGCTTGTCCTTGTGACTCGCTGATCCATAAGATACGAATATCCCTATCAAGGCAGAGCGCGCGCGTCGCGTAAGTGATCGCGGCCTCTGTCTTTCCATGATCTCGGGGCGCAAGTATCAGAGTCTTGGCTTTGACGCCCGTGTCTTTAGCTCTGACCGTGGCGCCCTCCATGGTGTCTAACCATCGGTCTCGATGATCAGCGCGCCTCATTCCGCAATAGTAAGCGTCAAAGAACTGAGGGCTGGCTGCGCTCAATATCCTGCGCCCGCGCGGGGTCGCTAGTAGCTGTTGAGTGTCCATTGATCACCCCTCTTTGTGCTGTCTCCATAGATCCGCGTCGGCGGTCTTCTGAGTCTTGCCACCTGTCGCGAAAGAATACACACGCGCGCGGCTCCACGCGACCTGAGAGGCTCCCGGCCTGTGGCCCGTTGCCCACGCTGCCGCGCCTCGCTCATGTACCTGCTTAATGATGGATCTCTTGATCCCTGTGAGCTTGGCCACGGTCGAGATAAACTCTCTGGTACTATTACCCTTCATCGCCTCGCGTGTGTCTTTCGCTAGCTGGGTGCGCGAGTATTTGCTCGGGCGTGTCTTCGCGTCTGCATCGCTCGGCAACGGCTCATAGGTGCGCTGTGAGGCGTCGCGCGCTCGGCGCTCTAGCTCTCGCTTACGCTGCGCTCTCTCCTCGCCCTCAAGCCCG